GACGAGAAGGTTTGGCTTAAGCGGGCGAAATACCTGCTGACCTACCCAATGGCAAGATATCTTCGGAATGAAGCTCCGAATCCCCCCGATCTGAAACCCAGTTTCTCAGGTCCTCTCAGGGGTTGGTTCAAGTCCCGACTTGTCGCCTTTAACAGGAAAAACACGCATTTGTGGTATTCCTGGCTTCAGGCTAAGCGATGCTCTTTGCAGGCATCTGACAAGTTTGTTCGCGAAACCTATCGCGAGCATTATCAGCAGCTGTCTGCTCCTGATAAGGGTGTCGATGTCACAATCGACAAGATCATGTCACAGCCCCATTTTACGGGTCTGCTCGATGAGATTGCTGCTGTAGTCGCCAACGACTACAATAGCCGGAGACCCCAAGGTTCCTATATGCAAGCCTCCCACAACGCGTGTTTTCAAAAGACACGCCGTCGTGGTGGTGCTGCTCGTTACCTTGGAGAGATGGCGGGTTTGCTCTCAAAATGGAAGCCTACCGAGGTTGTAGAAGTCGATCCAGGCTTTGAACCCGGTACCACTCACTATTATGGTGACTGGAATGGTGAACTTTGGAGTATGTCGGATTCTTACCAGTCTCGGAGAACCGACAGTGGCTATCAACGAACTCATTTTGTGAACGAGGTCAGGACACCTTCTGGTGCCACCGATTTCGTTGATGAGGTCGAAGGCCACTTCCGACGCCATGAGCTCTGGCGCTCATTGAACTGTACCATCCAGGCTGTACTTGAGCCCTTCAAGGTAAGGGTGATTAGTAAGGGTGAAGCTTTACCTTACTACGTCGCCAGGCCCTTACAGAAGGCACTTCACGGTGCATTGCGAAATCTGCCATGCTTCCGTCTTCTCGGTGAACCTTTCTGTGCAAGCCAGTTGTTAACTTTAACACCGCGCTTCAGCAAGGTCCTCCAGCTCGCGTCTCATAGCGGGCGTGAGGAGGTTGACAATGATGTCTACTATGATGCCGACTATACTACCACTGAGGCAGTAAGTCGGTTCAAAGTATCACCGAGCGGGGAGCAGTTTGAGTGGTTCTCAGTCGACTATAGTGCCGCAACGGACAACCTGAGTTGGAAGTATTCCAGCCAGATTTTCTCTCGCGTCATTCGTGGTCTTCCGAAAGCCATTCAAGCCCTCGCAATGCAAGTTCTCGGTCCCCATCGACTCTGGTACCCTGACTCAGATATGAAACCTGAGTATTGGGGTGACCAGACGACCGGTCAACTAATGGGTTCTATCCTCTCCTTCCCCATTCTCTGCCTCGCAAACCTTGGTGTTTACTTGCTCAATACGAACGAGTTCCACCGCGATGCGGATCTTAACAGCCGGCTTGAGGCTGTTTTAATCAATGGGGATGATATGCTCTATGTGGCTCCACCGAGTTTGTGGAAGTCACACGTCCAAATTTCCTCAGAAGTTGGACTCCAGATGACACCTGGTAAGGCATATCATCATCCGGTGTACGCAAATGCTAATAGCACTTCCGTCCACTGTGATCTTCGGAGAGATGATCATCCCTTCCGGATCGATTACCTCAACCTTGGCCTCTACTTTGGCCAACGAAAGGTTCAGGGTAATGCCGATACCGAGTATGGCAGAGCCGTTGAAGAATTCAAGGTCGGAAGTCGCCATGCGACTCCTGAGCGAATATCCGAGTTGTATGCTGCAGCGCATATGACTCAGGAACCGGATAGTGGTCTCGTATCCAACATACCGATTATAATGTCAGGGTGCCTCCCCGGTAAACAGTGTTCTACACTGTCCCGGTACCTGACCCTTCATGCGAAAGAGATACGTGCGGAGTGTACATGTATCCTTGTTCGAAACGGTAGAGAGGAGCTCCATACCCGAAATATCTTCATTCCGAAGTTCTTCGGTGGCATGGGTGTTCCTTTACCAGCCGGTTTTAAGACGAAAGTCACAACTGACGATCGTTTCTTAGCCGGTTGTCTTGCTGAGCGATGTCCAGTGCCATACGACCGAGCCCTACCCCTAAGGGGCAGAGAGTTCGAGGCGGACTTGGACTTCCGCCCTGCTGCCTGGCAAGACCTCACTGACAATTTGGACATCCCAAGCTTCGTCTTAACAAAGATCAAGTGTCCTAGCCGGTCGAGGGTCCTACTCCCAGCCTATCCATTCGATCGGGATAGAGTTTCGAAACGCATGATTCGTGTGTATGATGAGATTGACTACGAACAGCAGTGGTCACCACTATTCGGTCATCTTTTCTCTCAGAAGAGAGGTCATCTTGTGACCCTTCCGAAACATGAGCTTGAACTTGATTCAGAGTTCCGTGGGTTCTACGAGCCCAGGAAGGCTGTTATCAAGAACGAAGGTCCCAACGCTCTCGACGAGAGATGGTTTAGTCCATCCGAGTCGTTGGAAGACTGGAGCACAAACGAGGACTTTGATGTCTTCTTTGATGCCGAGGGTCCTTGCGACTGTACTGGGAATCTCTTCGGGGTTTCCCAGTACTGTCGTAAGTGTATACTTGGGTAGGGGCGTCCCTTACGCCCAATGGGGTTCTACCATTAATCGGCCAAAACGGTGTTATGATACCATTATGACTTAATAGTTCCGTGCTAAGTTGCCTTCGGGCATAAATGCCGAGAGACTGCACGGTCGACCTACGGGTTGGTAGGATGTACAGTCCGCGTATGGCTTACGCGTACCCCATACCTAAGCCACCAAATGCCTCGACGTAATCGTCAGAAGAAGCGACAAAATCAAGCTCGTATTGTCCAGCAGCCGCGTGCTGCTAGTAGAGCTCTACAACCTGTAG